TGCCTTTTCAAGAGATGTGGTTCCATTTTGGAATCGCTGGTCGTACATTCCTTTGTCCCACAAAGATGAAGGGTGAGTCTGATCCGATTTGTGATTTCGCCACAAAGTGCTGGGATCAATTTAAGCAAACCAACGATGAAAGTTTTAAGGAGATGTTTAAGAACATGGCTCCAAAGAATCGTGCTTATATTCCCATCATCAAACGTGGTGAAGAAGATAAGGGTATTCGTTGGTGGAGTGTATCGCCTCGCACTACATACAAGGATATTCTTGATTTAGTAAAGAGTGCGTTGCGTCAGGGTGTCGATATTACCGATGAAAACGAAGGTTTGGATTTGGTAGTAAAGATGGAACATGGGTTCAATAATTGGCTCGTACCCGCGTCGGTTATAACCGCTCTTAAGCCAACACCTTTGGCAGCGAAGAAGGATATTCCTACTATCATTGATAGTGTAAAGCCGATTGATGAACTCTTTCAGTTTGCACCGATTGAGGAGATGAAGATATCGTTAGATAAGCATATTAACCCAAATGCAGATGATTCTGATAGTACGGCTGGAACTGGTAAGGATTTCGGTTCTACTAATAAGGTTACCGCAGAAGAGGATGGGGTTAATGAAAAGATCGGCGCTGCGTTTGATAAGCTGCTAAACTAATATGGCGAGAAAAAAAGTAGCTACTAGTGAGAACACTGTCGATGCTGATAACAGTGTTCTCACTGACATAATTGTAGATTCACTTAATAAGAAGATAGGTGATGTTGCCTATATTATGGGTAAGGGCGAAAGCCCTGCCGAAGTAAAGGACTGGTTATCTACTGGCTCTACTGTTTTAGATACTATTATCTCTAATGATGCTACAGCGCCAGGGGGTATTCCAATTGGTAAGTTAGTTGAAATTACTGGAGAAGCGGCAACTGGTAAATCACTTTTATCTTATATGATCTTAAAAGATTGTCAAGATAGGGGTGGCATTCCAGTTCTCATTGATACAGAAAATGCAGCGAACTGGAGTTTTTTAAAACTACTAGGGATAAAGGAACAAGATAAAGGTGGAAACCTTGTCTATCTGCAACCCGAAACTATTGAAGAAGTATTTCAAGCAATAGAAGAAATCGTACGTAGAATCCGTGAAAATGATAAGAGTAAGTTGTGTTGCATTGTTTGGGACTCAATAGCGGGCACTTCCACTAAAGCTGAAATTCAAGGCGAGTATGGTGATTCTACTATTGGTTTAGGTGCGCGATTGATTGGACAAGGGTTACGTAAGAGCATTCGGTTTATAGGTAATCAACGAATAGCGCTAGTGTTTCTAAATCAAGTAAGAGAAAAGATTGGTGGCGTGGTGTTTGGAGATCCTACAATATCACCAGGCGGTAAAGCTGTACCCTTTTTCTCTTCAGTAAGGGTAAAGCTTTATAGCGGCGGTAAGGTAAAAGCTGGTCAAGATGTTATAGGTGTTGGTATTAGACCAAAGGTTATTAAAAATCGTTTAGGACCGCCACATCGTGAAGCGGAACTTAAGATGTATTTTAATCGCGGCTTAATTGATGAAGAAAGCTGGCTTGATGTATTGCTTAAAGCGGGCGTAGCAGAAAAGATATCCGCACAAAAGTCATCTATTACCAACAAAGATAATGGTGAACTTTATGATTTTAAAAACAATAAATTTGTAGAGTGGATTAGAAAGTCTGAAAATGCAGAGGCACATGCATATTGTAAAAATATGGTGAAGCTATCTTTAGTTATAGAGCAAGATCCAGATAAACGTAATGAAGAGATAACTACAGAGGCATTAGGAGAGGATGAGATAATCTAATGAAATATTGGGAAAAGATAAAAGATCCTATTACTAAAACAGAATCATCACTTTTGGTTAAGGCGGCTTGGTGTATCGGTTTTCTTATTGGGCTGATTATAATAGGAGTGATGGTTGTATTGGCGTATCTTTTAATTGGATTGATCTTTTCCCTTCTGTGGAACTTTGCTGTAGCACCGGTGTTTGATGTAACTAAGCTTACATCTTATACTGGTGCTGCATTATTGTTTTTGTTCTTTACCGGTGTAAGGATTGCAAAGTGGATGTTTAAGTAGTATATAGCTCCCATCGTCTAACGGCTAGGACTCAAGATTTTCATTCTTGCAATACCAGTTCAATTCTGGTTGGGAGTACCATTTCTAGTAAAATTTTTTCCAAATAATGAATTTAAATTTTTTTGAATGATAGTATAAACTTATGGTATTCTTGTGCTATATTTATACTACCAACAGGAATTATTATGAATAGAGAAAACTTAAAAACAATAGCTATTACGCTTCTATCGGTCATTTTAGTAGTATATAGTGTAGAAAATAAGAACTTCATTGATGAGCTAAATGATGAAATAAGTTTCTTAAATTTTAAGGTATCAATAGCGGATTCACTTATAAAAGACACTACCCTTAACGGTATTATTATGGCTGACAAACTGTTAGGTTATCAAGAAAGAATAAAGGATGTTGAGGCAAATACTCATAAAATAGTGGTTACAATGTATCACCCTGTTTCATCTCAAACTGATGATACCCCTAATATTACAGCAGATGGAACTGTTATTAAAATAAAAAGAGCGAGTGAATATAAATATGTGGCGGTTTCACGAAATATGCTTGTACGTAATGGCGGCTTTCTTAGATTTGGCGATTATGTGTGGGTGGATGCTGGTAAGAAGTCTGGAGTTTATCAAGTCAAAGATACGATGAATGCACGATTTACTAATCGTATTGATATTTTGGAAACACCAGGCGTTAAACCTTATAAGTATGACGATGCATCATTAAGAAGAATAAAATATGATATTGAACAACTTTAAATTATACCCTATATTGTTTCCTTTACTTTTTACTTTAAGTGGATGTTATACGTTACTTAGCAATCCACTTAAAGTAAATCCTAAACCTAAATTAAGCAATCACATAGAAAAACATAATGAATCAAATGAGTATATCACAATGGTTAACAGACGTTATGAGCGGCAATTACAACAGCCTTACCCATATTACAGCAATGGGCATTATCCTGTTGGCCCTTATTATTATAATCGTTATAATACCTACAGCACTCACCATATACATGACGTTTCGCAGTCATCCGTATCGCAAATTCAAAACACCGGTGAACCGAAACAACAAAATTTTAAAAATGAAGTTAAAGAAGTGACCTCCGGTAAGGATGTAGAAAGAGCAAAAATGGTTTGGAATCGCCGCACTCACCCGCGAGGTCGAAATCCACCAGCACCAACTCGGAGACAGAAAGATGGAGAATGAAATAGAAGATGAGTCATCAATATTAATTAAAGGTTTTTATTATGTTAATCACACTTAGGATTTGGGGGTGGATCTTTCTCGAAAATTCTGTTTGGTATAGTGGCGGCACAAAAGTATGTTTATTAAAGCAGAAAAGATGGTCTATTCGATTGGCTAAAATGCGAGAAAAAGAATCTTTAATAGAGCAAAGAAAGAGCTTGACAAGTTGGAGAGAATTGGTTATATTATATAGAGTGATTACAAAGCGACTCATAACTAATATGGTGGTGTGGTAAAAATATGAAAAAGGTTTTATTGATTGATTTGATGAATATGTTTGTTAGAAACTTCTCCGCAGTTAGATTAACAAACGATAATGGCGAACATGTAGGGGGAGCATTTGGTACTCTTAATAGTTTGCAGTCACAAATAAAAAAGCATAATCCCGATATAGTTTCGGTGGTTTGGGAAGGTAAAGGTTCATCAGAACGGCGAAGACGCACATTAAAGGAATACAAAGAGGGTAGAAAGTTTAGAGGTCTTAATAGGCATTTTGAATACTCACAAGAAGATGAAACAGCATCCTTTGCTAGACAACTCCAATTACTTAAAGAGTGTCTAGACTTACTCCCCGTATATCAACCGGCAGTTCAGTACCTAGAAGCCGATGATCAAATAGCATATTCCTGTAGAACTTTCTTTAAAAATGAAGCTAAAGTGATTGTTTCTACCGATAGAGATTTTTTTCAGTTAGTAGATAGTAACACTACTATTTATCGACCAGTTAAAAGTAAAGAGAATCCTAAAGGTGAAACAATAGACTTCGATTATATGATGGAAAAAGAGTTAGTTTTTCCACCTAATTATGCACTTCTAAAGGCAATCGTGGGTGATAAGAGTGATAACATCACTGGCATCTCTGGCGTTGGAGAGAAGACCGCTAAGAGGGATTTTCCATTACTTTCGGTTAATGAAGATATGGGTGTAGATGATATTTTAGAATACGCAAATAGTCAAAAGAATAGTAAGTATCAGAAGTATATTGATAATGAAAAATTGTTAAGATTAAATTACAAGATAGTGCAACTACTAGATATAGAGGTGAACATGCAATCAATTGTGGCGTTAGAAAAAAGTTATGAAAATAAAGATTTAAAGTTTAATCCTTATCAACTTCGTCTTAAGTTAATGAGCGAAGATATATCACCCACTAATATTGATAACTGGGTTTCATCTTATATGTCGGTTTCTCGCGAACCCGTAATACTTTAAGGAGATTATAAATGTCGTATACGGATGTTGATTCTTTTAAGTCTTTTGGAACAAATTTTCAGAATTGTGTTCTACAAGCGGCTTTAATTGACAGAGATTTTTTTGAAAAAAGTTTTGAGGTTTTAAAAGAAGAATACTTCACATCTGAAGCACACAAAACAGTTTGGTTGGAAATAAGAAAACTCTTTAACAAGTATAATGCACCACCAACTTACGATACTTTAAAGACAGAAATCTCTCAGTATCCAGAGGGAGAGCTTAAAGAGTCAACAATAAATGTTTTGTTAGATATAGAAACAAAAGTTAATCGTCAAGAGATTGAATATGCGATAGATAAGTCGTTAGAGTTTTGTAAGAATCAATCTATGAAGGGTGCAATTCTACAATCAGTAGAATTGTTGAAAGAAGGTAAGTTTGAAGAGATTCAAAAAACTATTGAAGATAGCTTAAAGATTAGTACTGAACAAGATTTGGGGTCTGATTATTTTGATTCGTTTAAGTCTCGTCAACAAGTACACGCTCGTGCGTGTATTCCAACAGGGTTCCCGTTGTTAGATCAAAACAATGTGTTAGATGGTGGGCTGGCTCACGGTGAGTTAGGTGTAGTGATGGCACCAACTGGCGGCGGTAAATCATTCTTTCTTGTAAATCTTGGGTATGGTGCCTTAGCTGCCGGCAAGAATGTAATTCATTATTCATTTGAGTTGAGCGAAACTCATGTAGGTAATCGTTATGACAGTCGTATTACAGGCATACCTACAAAAGAATTGCGCGGTAGAATGGCAGAGGCAGAAAATGAATTAACTCGTTTTAATGGTGGTCAATTATTTATTAAAGAATATCCTCCGAAAGTTGCCACAATTAATACGATTAAATTTCATATGGGTAGGTTACTATCTAAT